ATGCAGAGGGGGGGTGTGTTTTTTTGACCCCCCTCCCCCCATCATCGAGGACTCCAGGATTTTTATTTTTAAATTTTAAATTTTAATTTTAATTTTTTTTATTTTTTTATAATTTTAAATCATTAATCCATGGACGCGGTGGTGGGGGGCAGGGCACGCTTGCTTAATTACTTTAATGTTTTCCTTGACCTAACCTATGTCTACCCTATGGCATACCCAATGCCGTATGCATAGAATTAGTTATAATTATTTAAAAGAATCTTTTGAAACCTTTCTCCACATTCCTGATACATTCTCTTGAACTATCTCATCTATTGCGTTTTGTATTGCTAACGCTTGGTCTGGTTGAGACAAATCATTTGAGACTTTAGCTATCCTATCCAGGAAGGCGGCAGTGTTGTAACCCATACTCACATCATACTGCATCCACTCTTCGAACTGAGTGAATGGATCAAAAGGATTATCAACAGTAGTTAGCATGTACTCAATTGGTTCAGTAGTATCAGTCGTAGTCATCTCACTCATTGAGTCCTACCTTGAGTGTGGTCAGACCAATACCCAATGCGTCTGCTACCTCAGCCTGTGTATAACCAGAAGCTAGCATAGACTTAGCTCGTGTCATCTTAGCACTGGTTAGCTTAGGCGTAGTCTTAGGCATAGCTAAAGTCTTGACGGTATCCATGTCACTATTGTTAAGAATCTTTTCCAATGTATGTGTACTAACTGCACCTGCCTGGATAGCGTCCCATTCTGATTGGGTTATGATGATCTTTGTTTTCTTGGCGCGGGTTCTAATACGAGCCTCGTTCAGTGCTTGTTGCTTGATCTTCTTGACGTCTTCTGGGGCCATGTGCGGATTAGCCTGGCGCTTCTGAGAGACATGGGCATTTGCTAGGAGCTGGGCCTGTCTTTCAAGAGGCGCATTCTTTTCTGCAATATTTAGCTTTGCTTTCAAAGAAGATACTTCGTTGGCATACACTTTCTTCGCAGAGGGGGAGTATGTCGTAGGCTTTGTATGAATGGCTTCTTTTCTTGCGTTGTTAGCCAAAGCCTTTAGCTTATTGGAATGCACAGCATAGATGGATTCCATCTGCGTACCAGAAGAAAGAGAGAACGCATCCTCTGCCTCAGCTAGACGCCTAGACTTCTCCAACCTAGGCCGCACTCCACCCGTCTTACGATCAGGAACCATACGTCCAGTAGGTTCGTATACCTTCTTTCCGGTAACCGGATCAATAGGACCCCCCTTTGACATAGGGCGGGGTCTTCTTTGAGGAACGTATACCTTGGCTCCTGCTTGACTGATAAGAGTCCTGGCTCCAGAAGTTGGGCCGCCTTGATACTTCTCTTTCAGCGATCGAATACCATTGTCTTTCTCAGACTGCACGATATCAAGATGATGTTTCTCTGCATCAATGACAACCATGGAATGTCGGACAGCTCGAGCCTTTTCATCCGAGCTTGCTCCATGAATCGTCATGTCTGTGAGTAGGTTAGAAACCTTACCCATCTCTTGCTGTTTGCGTGAATCGCTGATTCGAGGAATCGGAGAACCCTTTGGTACCTTGTACATCATGGGATCGAAGTTCTTCAAATCATTAAGAGCGGGGGTGCTTTCGATATGCTTCCTATTATTAGGAATAACAAGTACAGTATCCCCATCGAAATCTGCACCCGATAAACGCTTGGCAACTGTGTGATGAATACCGACAGCATCAGCAGCTGAGGTACCTAGAATTCTTCTTGCTTCCCTGTTACGATTGTTTACAGTCAGCTGAGGAATCTCGAACGTTCCACCATGAGGGAATCGAACAAGTGCAACAAGTTCGCCATCTCTCATGCTAGGCGCATAGATTTCATCACGCTTGATTGAATTGATGGGAAGAATAACTTTCGTTGCTTGTCTCGGTAAGCTGGCTGCCTTGAGATGTACGGATGCCGAATCGGTTCCATCAGCAAATCTCATGAGAAGTTCTTTACGAACCGTGGGATTTGTAAGAGACATGATCTCTTCGTACTCTTTGCGTCGGCGCTCATAAGTAACATCGAGCTGTTGCTGTGCAAGCTTAGGACTTTGCTTTGACAGCATCTGAGACGAAAGAGTCTTGGACCAGTTGTCCCAATCACCTTCCTCATTCACCAAATTCATCGCCGATTTAACTTTACCATCAGGGCCGTGTATCTGACGAACGACCGATCCGAATGGAAAGTCTGGATCGTCGGACATCTCTTTCATTGCATCTTTCTTCCGACCGGTATTAGACGCACTCGTGTTGAATACGAGATCTGTACCAACAGGAAGATCGTCTTTGTAAACTGCCATGCCCTTCAAGTAATGCGTACCATCAACAGCAATACGAACCTGAGCGTAGTTCTTTGAGCCCAGACTGAGATCGTTTACGCCAGGACGAACATAGATAACGCCGTCTGCCTTGGCTCCTTCTGGTCCATAGTTAACGGCGATTCGTCTCGAGTTGACGGAGATAGGGGCTTGAATACCTCCATCAAAAGTATGACCGTAATCATCCGATCGCTCTTTGATCTGTCGAATCTGAGCTCGATTCGCATTAACCTCGGACAACTTGGTGCCTGGTTTGGCCAACACCTTCACGGTCGTGTACTTGCCTGTACCAATCTGAGGAACGTGAATATTATGAATTTCGTATCCTTGTTCTCTCAGAATAGCAACAGAAGTATCAAGATGATTACGCGTAACACCTACGCCAAGATGAACGCTACCGCCAACGTCAATATACTTCTTCTCGGCGACTTCCTTCTTGAGCATGTTAGCCGTGGTCTGAAGCGCATCGGCTTTGTCTTTCGCGCCAGGAGCAAGAAGAGCACGCACAGATGATTCATTGAGCCCCATGCGCTCACCAATCTTGACGTTCGACCAGCCCTTTTCCTTCAGCCGTGTAGCTGTGAGAATCTTCTCCTGCTTCTGCTGGGCAAGGGCAATCGATCGAGCAGCACGAAGCTGTGTAGTCGTGATGCCGTGACCTCGAGCAATCTCTGCTTCAGACATACCATCTTTGCGATTCATGTCGATAATGTCGAGAAAGCTTCGATTACGAGTACTCTCGGATGCTCCCGATCCCCAAGGATATCGACCCGAACGACGAAGGATGCCGTAATGCGCGAGGTGTTCTTCTTGAGTACGAATCACGACTGTTCCTCCAATCTTCGGTAAGAGATTACTCTGTCGAATTCTTGGATCTTTTCCATAATAAACACGATATCTTCTGGGTCTGCATCATAAACCAGAACTTCATTATCTTGATAGATACGTAATTCGATCTTGATTGAATATGGATCTTTTTCGTATTCAAGACAGAATAATGCAGCATAAACTTCAAGTTGATGCACAGAACCAGGATATACGCCAGTCTTCAAATCATGAATTCGTAGAGTGTTATAACGAAAGGAGATCGTATCCGCTGTACCAAAGCAATTCTCGGAATAATAGAGAACCTGCTCACAGATCATTCGATATCGAATAGCATCATTGATGTATAATCCAACAGTACCAACTAGACTCGAGAGCCGATTTGCCTGAATCTCTCTATGTGCATACTCGTGTTGAGCAACACCATAGGCCCCGGCTTGAGCTGCAGTCCAACGTTCAATCAACCTATCGGGAGTATAATGAATCCAATGATACTGGCTAGGACTCAGAAAGGCGTGTTCTCCCTGGAGGTTTAAATGCTTGTTGAAGCGCACTCAAAACCTCCGTTTCATTTTCAGGATAAATGTACGCAGCAAAGGACATCTCGTTTAATCGCTCGATGAAATGATTTTGATTTGGTTGTGAGCTCGCCGACGCAGAAGCTTTTATTTCCAACGATGCCCAAAAGTTATGCCAAAGAATAATAAGATCTGGTAGACCTTGTTGTAAGGATGTGTCTGTTTTCATGATCATACAACCGGGAAACATCACTTCAAGTTTTTTGATTATCTTTGCTTGATATTTGTTCTCGGTCATTCACTCATCCACCTACCGCTACAGGAGTAATTGCTATCCAACGACTCTTGAATCCGGCGTTTTGTCCACCGTAACCTGCATATTTCGCCGTTAAAGTCACAGCTCCCAACG